GTATAAAATGGATGATACAATAGAGGCATATAGAAACTTTTATATTAAAGATAAAATAGGAATTAAAAATTTAGGATATAACAAATTAAACAATACACCAGAATGGATAAAAAAATAATCATTGTAGGAGCAGGCGTTGCAGGCATTAATGCTGCAACTAAATTAGTAGATAACGGATACCCAGGAGAATTAATTACAATCATTGATAAAGGAAATGATCCGTATAATCGTCTACCAGAGGAAGTTATGTGTGGTTTCGCGGGAGCAGGCGCGTGGAGTGATGGCAAGCTAGTAGTATCAACAGTACAAGGTGGACAGTTGTCTAAGTATTGTGGTGAAGAAAAAGCTATGGAATTAATGAATGAAGTAGTAGCTAATTTTACTCGTTTTCATCCTAAACCAGAAGATATTTCATGTTCCGATCCTAAGGAAGAACCTGAATTTATTAAACCGTATTTCGACTTACGTATGTCACTTGTATGGCATATTGGTTCAAACTATTTACACGAGATTGCTAAAAATTGGTATCAATATTTGTTAAATAAAGGTATTACATTTATATGGAATACTGAAGTAACTTCTATTGATTTTAATCAAAATACTATAACAGGAAAAGGAAAATTTGTAAGTCAACTTCCATTTACTTTTGAAGATACATACAATAAATTAATATTTGCAGTAGGTAAATCAGGTATTGATTTCGCTCAAGAATTATCAGACGGATATAAATTACCAACTGAAGCTAAAGCAGTACAAATTGGTGTTCGATTTGAAGCTCCACAAAAATACTTCCAGAAATTAATTGATGTATCTTATGATTTTAAGTTATATCAAAAACATGATAATATATCTATTCGCTCATTCTGTACTAACAATAATGCGGCTTATGTAGCGGTAGAGGAAACATATGGTGACATTAGTTATAATGGTCACGCTAAGAAAGGTGAGGAATTTAGAAATGATATGACTAATTTTGGTATTTTAATGGAAATTAAGGGTATTGAAGATCCATTTAAATGGAGTAGGGATGTAGTACAAAAATTACAATTTAATGGTACTGGTTTATACTATTCAACTAAACGTGTTAATTCTAAAACATCTGAAGGTGAGATTGTAAATGCATACCAAATTCATGAATTAAATGTATTTAAAGAGGCGTTAGGTGAATATGCTGATTATGTTTTAAACTTTATTGATGACATGAATAAAGTATTTGAATTTGGGAATGATTTTGGCATATACATACCCGAAGTTAAATATGCCGCTCCAGAACCTCTTACAAATCATAATGATATATCTTTAATAGAATACCCAAACGTACATTTTGCCGGAGATGCCCTCTCAGCACGAGGTATAACAGTAGCTGGAAGCCATGGAATATATATTGCTGAAAGTATTTTAAAGAAAATGTAATTTTAATGTCAGGGACGTATATTTATACCAAATAACATAATATGCGTCCCTATATTTATTTGGTTAAAAACAAACAAGAAAAAGTAGTTTACATAGGGCAACAAATAGGGACTAAACTTATAAAAGAATATAAGGGTTCTGGTTTATTACTAAATAGAGCTTATGTGAAATACGGTGATGATTATTTTAAAAGAGAAATAATTGAATATTGTGATATAGATGAATTAAACAATAAAGAAAAATCATATATTAAAAAATATAACACTAAGTTTCCACATGGTTATAATTTAACCGATGGTGGAGATGGGAATAAAGGATATCAATATAGTAACGATCAAAAACAAAATATATCTAATGCTAAAATGGGACAAAAATATCCAAAAGAACATGGTGAAAAAATAAGACAATCTAAATTAGGTAAAAAACGAGATCAAAATACAATAAATAAAATAATTCAAACAAAAGCCTCAAAACATAATATACAACCTGACTTAAATTTAAAAGGACAACACAGAAGTAATTCACAAAAAATAATCCTTCAATATGATCTTCAAGACAATCTACTAAACGAATACCAATCAGCACAAGAAGCAGGCCGATGTTTTAAAAAATCAGGAAATAGTATAGCAGATTGTGCTGCAGGTAAACAAAAAACAGCATATGGATTTAAATGGAAATATAAATAAAAACTTAATAAAATAAAATGTCAGAAACGAAAAAACTAAAAACAGCAGATGGAACAATAGCATACTATTGGGAAAACAAAATGTACACTTCGTAGGAGACGCTTTAAGTGCTCGTGGTATTACAGTATCAGGTGCGCACGGTATTTATGTAGCTGAAAGCTTAATTAACCCAAGTAAATAAATTATATTTAATTAAATAAAATAATATGGCTAAAGATACAGGAGTAAAACGAATGAAAACAATTGATGGTAAAATTGTTTACCATTTAGACGGTAAACTACATAATTGGGAGGAACCAGCAGTGATTCATCCAGATGGAAAAAAAGAATATTGGTTATTTGGTTATCAATATACTAAAGATGAATTTATGGATCGTAAACGTGATTCAAATGGTATTCCACCAGCAAAAGATCCAAAATACGATACACGTCTCTAATTAATATTTATATACATGAAAATAGGATTATGCGGAACAATGTCAGTTGGTAAAACAACGTTAGTTAAAGCGTTGGCTAAGACTGGTGAGTTCAAAAAATATAAAACTGCTACTGAACGTAGTAAATACTTACGTGATTTAGGTATTCCATTAAATACTGATTCATCAATAAATGGTCAATTTGTATTTTTAGCTGAACGTGCTAGTGAATTATTGCATGAAAATATATTAACAGATAGAACAATATGGGATGTATGTTCATTTACAATGTTAGCTAAATCTATTGGCACACATGATAAATCTCAGTTTGTAAATGCAGCGATGACATTAAGAGAACAATATGATATTGTATTCTATATTGAACCTGTTGGTGTAGAAATGGAAGATAATGGTGTAAGAGAGACAAATCTTGAATATAGAGCTGACATTAATCAAGAAATATTACGTTTATTAACATTATTTCCACCTAAAAAATTAGTAATATTACATGGTTCAACTAAAGATCGTGTAAAAAATGTATTAGACGCTTTAAAATAAAATATTTATTAACATAACAACAACAAATCATGGCAGATTTCGATTTTAAAAAGTTTATAACTGAAGCAAAACTTAACGTTAAAGTACCTGTGAAGGAAATGGCTCGTATTGCTAAAGAAAAATATAAATTAAACCCTGACTTCCCAGAAATTAAAGATAGAATTAAAAATCCATCTAATTTTAAGACAGATAGAAAACAACAAGTAATTAATTATTTTATATCTCAAGCTAAAGAGCAAGGTATTAAACCATTTAATGTTGAATTATTAAAAAGTGATATTGAAAAAAATGCCGCACCAGGCGTTAATTGGTCTTTTACTCCTGATATTCGTACTCAACTTTTACAAACAACAACAGTAAAACCAGAAACAGCTCCTGATGATGAAGAAGGTAATTATTTTAGTACACCAAGTGATGCTGAAGATTTGTTTATAGGTAAATCAAAACTTAGAGGCACAAAAGCATTAGGTAAAGGTGACGATGAAGGTCCATCAGAAAAAGATTTAGCTAAACTTAATTTATCAAAATCATCACCTTTAAATTCTAAAGTAGGAGATTTCTTTAATAAAAATACAGAATTGATTGATAGAATTATTAGAAAATATTCTACATCAACTATGAAAACAGGTCGTGTAGTTAAAGAAGCTGAAGACGGAGGAATGTCAAGTGCTGATTTAAAAGCAGCTAATGTTAAATCAAAAACAGCAGCTAAAGAAGCATTACCTGAATTAATTCAGCAACTTATAGATGAACTTAAAAAATTAAAAGCAGAAGATCATAACGCATATGTTAGAGTATTAAATGATCTTGACAAATACAAATTCACACCTACAAATACTAAAGGTGTTTTAAAACAACTTCTTAAAGCGTTAGATGAACCAACAATGCCTACAGTAGCAGGTAAAAAGAAGAAAAGTGATGATGATGAATTAAAAGCTTTAGGAATTGATGATGAACCAATCGAATTAGACGGCGAAGACGAAATTTAAATTTTATGAAAAAATACATCCTACCAGTAATTTTACTTTTAATCGTGTTATGGTTTGCTTTTGATAAAGTAACTAACATTGGATTAACAAAAGAATTCAAAGCAAAACAAGACAGTTTAGTTAAAGCTGTTGATTCAATGCAGTTAGTAATAGTTAAAGAAGATAAAGCTATTGACTCATTAAATCAAGTTGATAGTGATTTACAATATAAAGTAGATCATCAAAAAGCAAAAGTTATTACAATAGAAAAAGCAGTTTTATTTGATCAAGCTAAAATTGATACTTATGATGAACATCAATTAGTGAGTTCATTTAATCAACGCTATCCAAAAGACACAATGTTTAATCCATTGCCTGTAGCACAACCAGTATTAGTAAGTGCGGCTAAGGATTTAGTAGAATTAGATGGCGCTAAACAAATTTTAGTATTAAAAGATAGTTCAATTGCTACTTTAGAAACAAGAGTATCACTTAAAGATAGTGTTATTAATAAGTACGTTTCTAAGGAAAATACTTATAAAAATATTGTTAATAACCAAAATACACAAATTAAAGATTGGAAATTTCAATATAATAGTTTACAATTAGAAAACGCTAAGTTAAAAACTAAAAATAAATTTACTAAAATCGGAGCTGGATTAATAGCTGGTGGTTTAGTTTATTTAATGATATCAAAATAATAGTACTTAACCGCATACCGTAAGATCTGCCTTAAGTCAATTACCCTGATAGAGTCTAACCGGTAAGGTTAGGCTCTTCTTATATATTTATATACAACAAATTATATGAGTGATCAACAAAATATAAAAGAAATAATTAAACAGGAATATGTTAAGTGCGCTACCGATCCTGTTTATTTTATGAAAAAGTATTATTGGATACAACACCCACAACGTGGCCGTATTCAATTTAATTTATACCCATTTCAAGAAGGTGTATTACACCAGTTTAAAAAGAACAAATACAGTATTGTAAATAAGTCAAGACAATTAGGTATATCTACCTTATCTTCCGCTTATTCACTTTGGTTAATGTTATTTAGTAAAGATAAAAATATACTTTGTATTGCTACTAAGCAGGAAACTGCTAAAAACATGGTTACTAAAGTAAAATTTGCTTATGATAATCTACCAAGTTGGTTACAATTAAAAGCAATAGAAAATAATAAATTAAGTCTAAAATTAAGTAACGGATCTCAAATTAAAGCAATTGGTGCTACAGGCGACGCGGGTAGATCTGAAGCCGTGTCATTACTGTTACTAGATGAGGCTGCCTTTATTGAAGGTATAGATGAGATTTTTGCTTCTGCTCAACAAACCTTAGCTACTGGGGGACAATGTATAGCTATATCAACTCCATTTGGTACAGGTAATTGGTTCCATAGAACATTTATTGGAGGAGAAGAAAATAAAAATGGATTTGTATCTATAAAATTACCTTGGACAGTACACCCAGAAAGAAGTCAAAAATGGAGAGATGAACAAGATGCTATTTTAGGAATTAGGAATGCCGCTCAAGAATGTGATTGTGACTTCACCACTTCGGGTGATACTGTTGTTGAACCAGATATTTTAAATTGGTATATTCAAACATATCAAGCTGATCCAATAGCTAAAGGAGGATTTGACGGTAACTTATGGCGTTGGGAATATCCTGACTATTCTAAAAATTATATTGTAGTAGCTGACGTTGCCCGTGGTGATGGAAAAGACTATTCAGCATGTCATGTTATTGATATTGAAAATGCTAGACAAGTAGAAGAATATAAAGGACAACTTGGCACTAGAGACTACGGTCATCTATTAGTATCTATAGCTACCGAATGGAATAACGCCTTATTAGTAATAGAAAACGCTAATATAGGTTGGGACACAATACAAACTGTAATAGATAGAGGATATCAAAACTTATACTACTCATCTAAATCAGATACTGCTAATATTACAATGGATAATTTCTTAAGTCGAAATGATAATAATTTAATACCTGGATTTACTAACTCAATTAAAACTAGACCACTTGTTGTTTCAAAATTAGAGGCATACATGCGTGAAAGAGCTTGTGTTATTCAATCACGCCGTACATTAGAAGAATTAAGAACATTTGTTTGGAAAAACGGTAAAGCTCAAGCTAATGATGGGTATAATGACGACCTTGTAATGGCTTTTGGTATTGGTATGTTTTTACGTGATACAGCTTTAAAATTTTCTCAAGCAGGTATGGATTTAACTCGCGCTTCACTTGGAGGTATAGGAAGAATTTCGTATAATATCGGATCAAGTAATGCTTACGCTCCACACAGTCCTCAAAATACTAATCCATGGCATATGGATACTGGAACAGGACAAACAGAAGACATTAGCTGGTTGATATAAACAAATATTTATAACATATACTAAATAACTATGGGATTATTTGACAATCTTAAACGATTATTCTCCTCAGATGTCGTTATACGCAATGTAGGAGGTGATGAATTAAGAGTAATAGACACAGATCGTATACAATCGTTAGGTACTTTACAGACTAACGCATTAGTAGATAGATTTACTAAAATCTACACTACATCTGGTGCTGGAATTTATAACGTTAACAACGTTTACAACTACCAAACATTAAGAGTACAACTTTATACTGACTATGAATCAATGGATACAGATGCTATTGTAGCATCCGCTTTAGATATTATAGCAGATGAATGTACTTTAAAAAACGAACATGGTGAATCAATTCATATTCGCTCAGCTGACGAAAACATTCAAAAAATACTTCATAATTTATTTTATGATGTGTTAAATATTGAATTTAACTTATGGAGTTGGGCTCGTAACATGTGTAAGTATGGAGATTTTTATTTAAAATTAGAAATTGCTGAGAAATTTGGTGTATATAATGTTATACCATTCTCAGCTTATTCAATTATACGTGAAGAAGGTACTAATCCTAAAAATCCTACTTATGTAAGATTTAAATACGATCCAACAAGTGTATCTGGTATAACAGCTCAACAACCGCAATACGCTTTAGGCACAGCTACATCAGATATTTACTTTGAAAACTATGAAATGGCTCACTTTAGATTAATAAGTGATGTTAACTATTTACCTTATGGTAGAAGTTATCTAGAACCAGGCCGTAAAATATTTAAACAAATGGTGTTGATGGAAGATGCGATGTTAATTCATAGAATTGTTCGCGCTCCTGAAAAACGTATTTTCTATATGAACGTAGGTGCTATTCCTCCAAACGAGGTGGAAGCATTTATGCAAAAAACAGTACAAAAACTTAAAAAAGTACCTTATGTTGATCCACAAACAGGACAATATAACTTAAAGTACAATATGATGAACATGATGGAAGACTTTTACATTCCTGTAAGAGGTAACGACCAATCAACTCGTATTGATACAGCAAAAGGTATGGATTATAGTGGTATTGAAGACGTTGCTTACTTAAGAGACAAATTATTTGCAGCTCTTAAAATACCTAAAGCATTTATGGGTTATGAAAAAGATTTAACTGGTAAAGCTACATTAGCTGCTGAAGATATTAGATTTGCTCGTACAATAGAACGTATCCAACGTATATTATTATCAGAATTAACTAAGATAGCATTAGTACACTTATATAGTCAAGGATATGATGGTGAAGCATTAACAAACTTTGATTTATCATTAACAACACCTTCTATCATTTATGATCAAGAACGTGTTAACTTAATGAAAGAAAAAGTTGACTTAGCCGCTCAAATTATGGAAAACAATTTATTACCAACTGATTGGATTTACGATAACTTATTCCACTTTAGTGAAGATCAATATGATGAATACCGTGATTTAATTGCTGAAGATAAGAAACGTGCTTTCAGAATGAATCAAATTCAAGAAGAAGGTAACGATCCAAATGAATCTGGCCAAGTGTACGGCACACCATCACAATTAGCTACCGCTTATGGTAAAGGTAGAGGTGATCAAGATGTACCAACTGGATATAATGAGAAAAATCCAACTGAACCTGTTCATTTAGTAGGTCGTCCAAAATCATCCACATCAAATATTAACCGTCAAGACAATCCATTTGGTAAAGATCGTATAGGTGCTAAAACATATAGCGCAGCTGGTGAAGATGAAGAAGATACTTTAGCGAAAACACAATGGAAAGGTGGTTCACCATTAGCATTAGAAACATATCTTAAGAATAAAAACATGTTCGCTAATATCCCAGTAAATCGTAAAACAACATTATTCGAAAACGGTATGTTAGATGAGAATAATATCCGTGAAGAAATTAAATAAACTACATATTTATAAGTAGTATCATTATACTAGACTATGCGTATTAAACATAACAAATTTCGTAACACAGGTGTATTATTTGAGCTATTAGTGCGTCAAATCGCATCTGATACGTTAGCTAACGCCGATTCTAAAGCGGTAAAGATTGTAAAAAAATTCTTTCACAATAGTGAAATCGCAAAAGAACATAAACTTTACCATACTATACTTACAGCACCACGCTTAAGTGAGGGTAAAGCTGAGGCTTTAATTAATACTACTATTGATTTAGCTAAAAAATTAAACAAAGAGACATTACTTAAAGAAAAATACAACTTAATTAAAGAAGTAAAAAAACATTACAATCTTGAAAGTTTCTTTAAGGCTAACGTTAATAACTACAAAACATTAGCGGCTGCTTATACATTATTTGAAACAGCTATGGAGAATAAGTTTGTTGAACCAAAACAAGTGGTTCTTAACAAGCTTACCCTAATGGAACATATTACTAAGAAAACATTAACTGAAGCACCTGAAACAGATGTTGCCCAAGAATTATCTAAAGAAGATAAAAATGTTCGTATCTTAGCGTATAGAATGTTAATTGAGAAATTTAATTCTAAATACTCTAATTTAAGTAACCGTCAAAAATCAGTATTAAAAGAATTTATTAACAATATCTCTAATCCTGAACATCTTAAAATTTACATCAACGAAAACCTTAATAAAGTTAAAACTGAACTAACTACTTTAGTTAAACAAGTTGATGATAAAACAATTCAAATTAAATTAAACGAAGTTATAAGTTTAATTAAACCGATTTCTAACAAGTCATCCGTAAAAGATGATCATTTAGTTACATTATTACAATATCAACAATTAGCTGAAGAAATCAAGAACGTAAATGGATAAGAAAACATTAAAAGAAAAATTAATTGCTAAACTTAAGCAAGAAATGTCCACAACAGGTACAGGTGCTTCTGTAACTCCAGGAGTTGGTGCTGGTGTAGCTACAAAATATGCTTTTGCTCCAAAAAAAGACGGCAACAAAATAGCTAAAGATTATATTAAGACATTTGGTGGTACTTTAGCTCCAAAAATTCCTAATCGTCCATCTAAAGCTATGGATTATAAAGAATTATGGGAAGCAGGTGAATATGAATCTTTAGCTGGTATCTTAAAACAATTAGGCGCTGAAGAAGACGCTGTTAATGTACTTATAAAAGCGGTTGAAATGGGCGCTCTTAAACCAACTGACGCTATTGAGATTGTTAAAAAAACAGTTAAATTAAACGAAGGATATTCTCAATTTAGAAACGAAACTAAAATGCGTTCTAAACCTGATCAATTCCATCAAGCAGTTAAACAAGTAAAAAAGAAAGTAAACGAAATTAATCGTTTATTTGAATATATGGATCGTCTAAAAACTGAATTAAGCGAAGGTGAAGCATTAAAAAATAAAAAATACACTGATAACGCTATACATCAGATTAAAGAAGAAACCAAAAAATTATTCTTTAAAGCAATAAAATTAAAATAAAATGGCAGATAATTTTGACATGAAAAAATTCCTAGTTGAAAATAAATTAGGATCATACTCTAGATTAAAAACACTAAGCGAAGATTTTGCTGATGGTGATGATAGTAAGCATGGTAAACATCCAGAGGAAAAAGTAGAAGAAAGTCATCCTTCTACTGAGCAATGGTTAGAAGCATTTCATGATGCTTTAGGTATGGATCCTATGATTAGTACTTCTTATATTATAGACAAATACGGTCATATGAAACCAGAAGATGCTGCAAAGAAGTTTATGGATGATGCGACTGCAACACAAATGGCAAAAGATAAAGAAAAATTTTCAAGAGAGACTGGATTAGAGGAAAACCATAAAAGTGAAGTTGAAGAAACTAAAGAAGAAGAACAATTTAGTGGTATTAACGAAAAAGAAGAAGTTAAAGAAGCTTTAACTCCAGAAATGTTTGAACGTATGGATGCTTTAACAAGTATTCGCGCTAAAATCGCAATGATTAAAGCAGCTGAAATTATGATGACTGAATTAACTGAAGAAGGATTTGATGTATTAGATATTAGAGAATATTTTACACAATTAATCGCAAACGATATTTAGTATGGCAAAGGCAAAGTCAACAGGTAGCAGCCAAAAACAAGTATTTGGTAAACGCAAAACAGGACCAGGTTCTGGACAAAAATCATTTAACAAACATACTCCTAAACCTAAAACATATCGTGGACAAGGTAGAAGTTAATATTTATATATATGAAAAAACCAATTAACGAATTAGAAAGACTTAAACTTATAGCGGGTTTAATTAATGAAGTTGAATATAATGAAGCCGCTCATGGTGTTGTTAAAAAAACATCATTAACTGAAGCTAAAGAAACTAAAGAAGTAACTTTAGATACTGTTAACCCATACGAATATCGTCATGGTTTAAGTCATGAACTAGAACAATTAGATGATTATAGTAATGAGGGTTTAGCTAAAGCTAAAGCAATTGTATTAAAAAATTTAAGTAAAGATATTAATTATTACACTACATTACTAAATCAAGATCAATCACCATACGAGTTTAAAGCACCTGAAACTGATGCTCCTGGAATGCAAGCTAACGCTGATGGTACTTTGAAAAAAGGTGCTGGTAAGTTAGAAAAAGCAAACGTTAAAGATAACTTAGGTAAGAAAGAAGAAGGAGATAAAAAACCAAAAGGCGTTAAAGAAATGCCTGATAAAGGTGTTGAAGGTAAAGAAAAAACCATTAAAGAAGGAATTGAATCAGATCCAGTAAATGGAGATTCAAGTGCTGAAGGTCAATTTAACCAATTAATGTCTAAATATGATTGGTACCATGAAATGAGTGACGATCCTAGAAAATGGGATATGGGTACTTCAGTTGACCAAAAATTAAAATCATTAGCTAAAACAATCGGTATTGATAAAGCAGTTGAATTATTTAATGCTAAAGCTCCATCAGATAGAAAAGTAACATCTAACTGGTTTATGGAAGGTAAAGAAGACAAACATTCTAAATTAAAAGAAATGTTAAAAAAAGGTTTAAAAGAATTAATGCAAGCATCTGATATTCAAGCTGCAAAAATGAGTGGTAAACCAGTTAATGTTTCTAAATCAAACTCTCAAGATATAAAAGCTTTGCAAACTGCTAAAGTTAACTACACAACTTATGAGTAAACAAGTATTAATAGAATATTTTGCATTTAAACCATCGTCTCGTTCTATAAACGAGGCTAAGTTGTCTACATCTAAAAACTTAATTGTTTCTGGAGTAGTACAACGTGCTGATGCAAAAAATCAAAACGGACGTGTATATCCTAAAGAAACATTAGAACGTGAAGTTGAAAAATACATCTCAGGTCCTATCTCTGAAAACAGAGCGTTAGGTGAACTAGATCATCCAGATTCTTCTATTATTAACTTAAAGAATGTATGTCATAATATTAAAAATTTATGGTGGGATGGTGATGATTTAATGGGTGATATTGAAATATTACCTACACCAAGTGGTAACATACTAAAAGAATTATTTATCAATAATATTACTGTAGGTATTTCATCTCGTGGTATGGGCTCAGTCCGCCCATTAGGTGAAGGTACAGTTGAAGTACAAGATGACTTTGAATTATTATGTTGGGATTTCGTATCTACACCATCAACACAAGGTGCATTTATGAGACCAGTTGGGTTAAATGAAAATTTCACTCCAGGAATGTTCAAAGGAACAAAATACACTAAAGTAAATAACTTAATTTCAGAAATTATATGCAGCCAAACAGGAGTTTGCTGTATTAAATAAAGTTCGCTTAGGACCCCTCCATCGATAGTATCGTTGGACCGACCCAGCCCCGTAAGGCTGGGTTTCTTTTTTGTCGCTTTGATAATTTGTCATATATTTATACACATCCCATATATGAGATCTCCAATATCTCATTAATTTAACATTTATAATCTTATATTGCTTCCCATTTTAATAAGCAATCGAAAGGAGAAATTTCAAGATGACAAATCAAGAATTGTTCAAACAAGCGATTGCCGACGCTAAATCTGTTCGCGACGCTGCAGTAGCGAACGCTAAAGCTGCTCTTGAAGAAACTTTTACTCCAAAAATCATGTCTATGTTGAATTCTAAATTAAATGAGTTAGAAGAAGATATGGAAGAAGAAGGAAAAAAAGTTGAAGAAGAAGGCTACGGCACAGAAGAAGAAGGGATGGAAACCTCTCAAAATTATGAGGCAGGTAAACAATACCCTGAAGAAGAAAGTTACGGTTTAGAAGAAACTGATCTTGACGAAATTTTAGCCCAACTTGAAGCTGAAGAAAAAGGCAAAAAAGAAGAAGGCAAAAAAGTAGAAGAGGAAGGTAAAAAAGTAGAAGAATCTAAAGCAAAAGCTGAAGAAGGCAAAAAAGTTGAAGAAAATTTAACTAATGAAGCTGAAGCTGATGCTGATACTGTTGATGCTGATGATTCAGCTGAAGACAAAGATTCAGAAGCTGCAGGTGATGATGAAATCACCGAATTAACTGTTGACGAATTAAAAGACATTGTCCGCGACGTATTAAAAGACGTTTTAGCTAGTGAAGAACCAAGTGAAGAATCTGGTGAAGAATTAGATTTAGGAACTGATGATGAAACTAGTAAAAAAGATGATGAAAAAGGAACTGAAGATGATTCTATTTCTTTAGAAGAACTATTAGCTGAACTTGATAAAGAAGAGGAAAGCAAGAAAATGGAAGAAACTAAAGAAGACATGGAAGAAGGTAAGAAAAAAGACATGGAAGAAGGTAAGAAAGAAGTTGAAGAAGCTAAAAAAGAAGAAGGTAAGAAAATGGAAGAAGCTAAGAAAGACTTAGAAGAAGCTATTAAAACTATCAAAACTTTACAAGCTGAATTAAACGAAGTAAACTTACTTAACGCTAAATTACTTTACACTAACAAAATCTTCAAATCTAAATCTTTAAATGAAGCTCAAAAAGTTAAAGTATTAAAATCTCTTGATAGAGCAGTTAATGTTAAAGAAGCTAAAGCTATTTTTGAAACTTTAAGCGAAACTTTAAACAGTAAAACAGCTAAATCAAGTATTAGAGAATCAGTTGGATTTGCTTCTAAAGCAGTAGGAATTGCACCTACACAACCGATTGTAGAAGGCGACTCTGCTATTCGTCGTATGCAACAATTAGCAGGAATTATTAAATAAACAAAAAATTAAATTAACTTATTAAAATGAGTGCAGTTCAATCATTAATCGAATCTGCTAACCCATGGCAGTCACAGCAATCAGACGCAGTACGTCTTGCTAAAAAATGGGAAAAATCAGGTTTGTTAGAAGGTCTTTCTGACTATAACAAATCTAACATGGCTATGATGTTAGAAAATCAAGCTAAACAATTAGTAGTAGAAAGTTCTCAAACAGGTACTGGCGGTACATTCGCTCCAGGTACAGGTGAGCAATGGGCAGGCGTAGCTTTACCATTAGTTCGTAAAGTGTTTGGTCAAATCGCTTCTAAAGAATTCGTTTCAGTTCAACCAATGAGCTTACCAGCAGGTTTAGTATTCTTCTTAGATTTCCAATATGGTACTAACAAGAGTCCTTTCGCTACAGGTAACTCTTTATATGGTACAGCAACTCAAGTTGGTGATTCAGGATTTGGTAACGCAGCAGCTGGTGGTCTTTATGGCACTGGTCGTTATGGTTACTCAATCAACGAATTTTCTGCTTCATTAACTTTCGCTACATCTTCTGCTGGATCTTTACCTTACATCGCTTCTGGTTCAGCTGATGCTGTTTGGGCTTTGTGTGGTTTTGATACCGCAATTTCAGCTTCTGTTGTTGCTCAAGAAGTTAAAATAGCTTACGTTCCAACTTCTAGCTTAACTAGCTTAGATACTAACTCTGTTCGTTCTGCTTTCTTCTCATCAAGTGCTGCTACAACATCCCCTGCTGAAGTATTAAACCAATACACTCAAATTATTGGTGGAAACGTAGCGATATTCTTCTCTGCTTCTTCAGCAGAAGTAACTCCATCTACTACTTTCGCTGGTACTGTTTTCTATAACAAGAAAACTGCTGACAACGCTCGTGGTGATTTTGAAGATGGTACAACTCAAGGTACAGCTAATGCTGTTGGTGCTACTGGTACTTCAATTTCTATCCCTGAAATTAACGTACAATTACGTTCTGAAACTATTGCTGCTAAAACTCGTAAGTTGAAAGCACAATGGACACCAGAATTTGCTCAAGATTTGAACGCTTACCAAAACTTAGATGCTGAAGCTGAATTAACTTCTATGTTATCTGAGTACATTTCTTTAGAAATCGACTTAGAAATCTTAGATATGTTAATTGAGAACGCTCCAATTACTGAGTATTGGTCAGCAAAAGTTGGTAACCAAATCAACGCTACAGCTACAGCTTTCACAAATAATGTAAATGGTGTTTACTATACTCAAATGACATGGTTCCAAACTATTGGTATCAAGTTACAAAAAGTATCTAACACTATCCACCAAAGAACTTTACGTGGTGGTGCTAACTTCATGGTAGTTTCTCCAGCAGTAGCTACAATCTTGGAATCAATCCCAGGATTCGCAGCTGATACTGACGGTGCAGCAGATACAATGAAGTATGCTTTCGGTGTACAAAAGATCGGTGCTTTAAATAGCCGTTACAAAGTATACAAGAATCCATACATGTTAGAAAATGTAATCTTAATGGGCTTCCGTGGTACTCAGTTCTTAGAAACTGGTGCTGTTTATGCTCCTTATGTTCCATTGATCATGACTCCATTAGTGTACGATCCAGCTACCTTCACTCCAAGAAAAGGTATCATGACTCGTTACGCTAAGAAAATGGTACGTCCTGAATTCTATGGTAAAGTATTTGTTTCTGACTTAAACGTGGTGTAACTTTTACTTGACTAAAGAGTCAATAAATAAAAGGTCCGAGCGCAAGCTCGGACTTTTTTTATCATATTTATATCAAACATTGTTTATGAAGGAACCTAACCGTGAGCGTAAAACAGAAATTAAGTCTATAAGTGCTGTTCAATTAAATGAAGAGCAAAAAGAAGCAAAAAGATTAATAGTTGAAAATCAAATAGTGGTAATTACAGGTAGAGCAGGTAGTGGTAAATCATTAGTATGTGCTCAAGCTGCATTAGATTTTTTAAAAAAGAAACAAATTAATTGTATATATAATACAAGAGCAGCGATTGAAGTTGGTAAAAGTTTAGGCTATTTACCAGGTGCTTTAAATGAGAAATTTGATCCATATATGGAAGCACTACTTGAAAATTTAGCTAAATGCTGCGCTGATAAAAACGAAGTACCTAAATTAGTACAGGACGAAAAAATTAAAGCATTACCTGTACAATTTATTAGAGGTAAAACTATAGACGACATACTAATTGTAGAAGAGGCTCAAAATTTAACTAAAGGTGAAATGTTAGCTATATTAACTCGTTTAGGTAAAACCGGGAAAATCGTTATTAATGGCGACAATGAGCAAACAGATATCAAAAATCCAACAGGAGAAATAAATGGTTTAACGTACGCTATTGAATTGTCTAAGAAAATTAACGAAATTAAATGGATTAAATTAGCTACTAACCATCGCTCAGATTTAGTTGGTAAAATATTAGATTTTGAATATGGGAAATAAACATTAGTAATATTTATACTGGAATAATACTAGTATAAATTATGGCTAATCAATTATCATCGAATACATTATTTGGATCAGGATACGCTAACCGCAAAAACTTAGAAAAAGTTAAAAATAATACACCTTTTGGTTATTATGATAATGATTCTGAATTTATTAAAGATGCTCAAAAAGCAGCAGCCTTTGTTGCTCAAAGATTAGGTGTTGGTGGTACAAGTAATGCTACAACTTATATAACTGAATTAACAGTTTACGCCGCAATAGAAGAAGCTGTTACTACTTATGGTAACATGGTTTACCAATATAAAATTAGAGATAATTATCTTGGTTTAGAAGGTTCTCCAACACTTCCATTTAGTCAAACAGAAACATCTGATAAAATTGTATTAAGTGAAGATCCATCTATTGGATCCCCAGTACATTGGTCTGATGGTAGGGTAGCTACATGGGCTGAAATAGGAAATGATTTACCAAACTCATCATCTGCTGCTCAAGGAGAAATTTATGTATCTTCAGCTTCAATGAATGACTTTTTATCTCCTGACATAAATAAAATTAATAACTGGACATTTTATTACTACCAAACTCCAGCTATACAAGGATATGAAACTTATGATTTTAGTCAAACAACATACCCTCAATTTAATAAAGTAGCAGGCCCAACAATTGCGACAACACATTATTCTGAATCATATACTACTTTTGATACAACTGATTTAGCTATATATTCGTCTACTCCAGGTAGTAGTTCATTTTCAATTACAGGAAGTAATGGAAATCAATTCTTATTTGTAGTAACTGCTTCAACAACTCCTTCTGATACATCAAATACATTTTATATTGCTACAGGTAGTACAGCTAACGAAACAGCAAATAATATAGCTAATAAAATAAATAATGTTAACCCTAATTATGGTTTAGTAGTAACCGCTAAAACAGGTTCAACACCTGTTATATTAGAATTAACTTCATCTTTCGGTTCAACAATAAACCCAACAGTTGGATTTGAAATAGATTGGATTAATCTTGCAAATACACCTCAACAAGTAGTATTCACTACAGTTCCAAATACTTGGGACACATATGAAATTACTAGTGGAACATCTTGGGTTTATTTCTTTACAACATATCCAATCCAATCTCTTTTCTATGGTGGTGCTACTTTAAATACTTCTTATTACCAAGATACTTTAAAAGGAAGAGGATTAAATGGCAAATTAATAGGAAATAATTTCCAAACACAAATTAAAATAGCTGAATCATATGCTCAAGAAGCAGGTGTGGGAGGTTATGTGACTGAATATACAGGTTCAGTTCCTTTAGTTCCAAATAAACAAAATTATGATTTAAATGCTTGGGCTGCTGCCTCTGCCTCATTAGAAACAGGAGACAGAATAGAAATTAGACAAGTATTCTATCAAGAACCTCCAGCAATTGTAAGATATTTCGATCCATATGCTGGTACAGGTACAGGTGTTCAAGGTTTACTTGAAACATTTGGATTTGGTTCTTATTCACCAGGTGTTAACTTTATGTTAATGCCTGTGTATTGGGATATTCAAAAGATTCAAGCTATTGAATTTAATGACCAAGTAAGAAAATCAGCATTTAGCTTTGACTTAGTAAATAATCAATTAAGAGTATTTCCTATTCCAACAAATGAAGGTACTTTATTATTCAAATACATGAAACAAAGTGAGAAAAACTTACCTGTAGTTGATAATAGGCCAAATATTGTAGCTGATGTAATGGGTGTGCCTTATAGAAATCCAATTTACACTAACATAAACCAAGTTGGTAGAAGTTGGATATTTAGATTTACTTTAGCATTATGTAAAGAAATTGAAGGTCAAATTAGAGCTACTTTCCAAGGTTCAAACTTTGGTGGTTTAGTAGTTAATGGTTCTGAATTATTAACTGACTCTAGAACAGAAAAAGAAAGTTTAATGACTGAATTAAAAGAATATTTAGATCAAACAACACGTAGATCTCAATTAGAGAGAAAACAAGCTGAGTCTGATTTTAGTCGTCAAACAATGAATCAAATTCCTTTATTAATATACGCTTTTTAATAAATAAGTTTCATGCCAGGAATACCAACATTACCAAGTCCACCACCAACACCTAGCCATACGCCTAGTATATCAGTAACACCTACTCATACTCCTAGTGTATCGCCGACACCTACTGTAACACCTACAGTTAGTATAACACCTAGTCCTTCTAGATCGTTAGGAACTTCTCCATCTCCTACGCCAACTGTAACACCATCAGTATCTGTAACTCCATCTATATCAATTTCAGTAACACCAACTGTTACTCCAACAATTAGTTTGACACCAACTCCATCTCCAGATTGTACTCAATCAGGTATATTTGCTCAAATGCAACAAGCTGCTTTACAATTTATGAAAACAGATGTTGCTTACTATAAAATAAATTTATACCAAACTAAGAGAAATATATATGGTGAATCATTAGAAAAATGGTATTATCAACCTTTTTTAATCAAAACAACTATTGATAGAAGTGATGATGTTGTAACAAATGAAATGTTTGGACCTGATATTGATAAAGCAATTAAATGTACTATTCCAAAGGTAGCTTGGCAACAAGGAAACTCTGGACTAATTGAAGGTAAAAATATGTTACCTGAAATTGGTGATATAATTTATGACCGTTCAACTGAAAGATATTATGAAGTAAATAATATAGTTAGTTCTTACACTCCAATTAATTCTAATATTGGTGTAGGACAATCAAGTTGTCCTCAAGCTGAGTTAGTAACATATATTATATCTTGTCACCAAACAAGAGTTTCAAAACTTAATTTATTACCTTATAAATTATTATAATGCCTAGAACAATAAAACCAAGACCAAAGAATGTAAATGAGGTACTAGATGAACAGTTAGGTACAAATAATACAGACCCAACAAGTCCAAGACCTATATATCATGGACATAATAGAGGTAATGATGTTTCTACTAAAGGAGATAGAGCAAAAGATATATCTATTGGTATAATGGATATTGATTCCGCTATTATCAAATATATTGAAGATAAAATTAGACCATCAGCTATACAAGATGGAAATAGAATTCAAGTACCTGTGTTATATGGCTTCCCAGAACGTTGGGCATCAATTCAAGAAAAAGGATATTTAAGAGAATATTCAGGTAGATTTATTGCTCCTGCTATTATTATTAAACGTGATAGTATGGAAGCAAATAGAACATTAGGTACTAAAATAGATGCTAATAATCCTAAAAACTTATTTGCATTTGAAACAACTTATACAAAGAAAAATCAATATGATAATTTTTCTGCTTTAACAAATAGAGATCCTATTAAAGAATATAAATTAGTAGTAATGCCTGAGTATGTTACTTTAACATATAGTGGTGTTATATTTACTAATCACTTAGAACAAAATAATAAAATAATTGAAGCATTTAAATATGCTGAAAACACATATTGGGGAGAATCAGGTAGATTCCAATTTAAAGCTAGAATTGATAACTTTACTACTTCAACAGAATATGCTGCTGGAGAAGATAGAACTACAAGAACTAACTTTACAGTTATTTTAAATGGATATATACTCCCAGATACAATAAATAAAGAAGCATCTTATCCTAAAAAATTTTTATCAAAAGCACAAATTGTTTTTGGTATAGAAACTGATGAGGTAGAATTATTTACAATCGCGACTAATGCTAGTGGTAATAAGTATAAACCTAAAGGCGTCACTTTCCCTACAGCACCTCAAACTATATCTCTTACAAATACAACTAATGACGTAGTTCGCTATTTAAATACAATAATAACTAAAACAGGTCCTGCTGATTTATCTGTTCCTAACTCTAGTACAATACGAGTATTAAATAGTAATATAGCAACAGCACCTAGTCCTCTTCCTGCTACAGATAAGAGTCAATTTAATGTTATTGTAAATACAACTTTTATACCAAATAATCTTATAACGTCAGTTACACAAAATGGGATAAATGTAGACATAGTTATCGATATAGCATCTTTATATCCTTTAACAGATATACAAGACTTATATAGCATTTCAGTAATTGGTAAATTTGCATAATAATGAATTTAATAAAAGGATATCAAGTAGCTATACCGTTTGAATTAAGTGGAAGTAATGGTACATTTCTATTTAGTGGAAGTTATATTGAATTAAATTCAAATAGTTCAAGCACTGACTTTTTTATTATTAAAAATAATAATGAACAAATTTTTAAAGTGAACCAAGAAGGAGTTGTTGAACATAAAATGTTAATGAATACACCAACTTTTGTTACTGGAGGTTTATTCTACAGCGGCTCAGATGATTGGTACTTATATTATAATAAATAATGGGTACGTATTTAAAACTAGCATCACAAAATGCTGATGTAGCATTCTCAACAATTAGCTCATCCGCTATTTTCGTAACTGAACTTTCAGTTGGGAATGCTTATTTTGACCATGCTTCTGGATCTTTTAGTGGTACTTTTAGTGGTGCAATTAGCGGCAGTATTAGCACAATAACTCCATTAATTATTTCCGCTTCTAAAGGTTATTTATCATATGTTGATAGTTCTGTATTAACAGTAGTATCAACTGGTTCTGTAGATAACATCTTTTTAATACAAGACGCTACAGGTAGTGCTTTTGCTATTAATGGACAAGGTGTAACTGTGATAAAAACATTCACCGGTTCTGCTCCAACCCCTATTACAGGCGGTATTTATTTTACCCCTTACGATATGTATATTGGAACGGAATCATAAAATAATAAACAAACATGGCAAATTGGAGGAAAGTTATCGTATCGGGTAGTGATGCTCAATTAAATCAATTAAATGTTGATACAAGCGTAACTGTTACTGGATCATTAACCGCTTCAAGTAGTGTATTATTTCCAGCTTTAACCAACTCATTAGAACCTAATATAGTAGGTGTTGATATTACAACAGGCCAACTTTATTATCAAGGTACTGGTTCACTTACTGTAACTTCAGCATCTTATGCTATTAGTGCTTCAATCGCTGATAGCTCTTTAACAGCATCTTATGTAAATACTTTAAACCAAGCTGTAATCATTAGTGGTTCTTTAGCAGTTAATACACCTACAGGCAACGCTTTTGATATTAACGCTGATACATTTATATTTACAGGTTCTTTAAGTACAACAGGTTCAGTTCAATTAGCATCAGACGTCGCGATCACAGGCAAATTAAATGTTGGTAGTGATGTAACGTCTTCAGGATATCAATTATATGTAACTACTTCTATTAGTGATGGTTCAGTAGGTATTGATTCTTCAGCTAATATTAACGCTATTTATTTATTAAAAGGTGGTAATAAAAAATTTGAAATTAGTAATGATCAAAGTGGAGCAAATCCAATATTTAGATTATTACCTTATACAACAGGTGGATTTATACAAATAGGTAACCCATCAAACGCTGGTAATAGCAATACTGATTATGTTTTCATTTCTGAAGCTAATTATGGTAATGTATTATTAGGACCGGGTTTAGGCAATGGAACAGCAGGTTTACCAGGTTCTGTAGCCGCAACTCATAAAGTACAAATTAAAGGACCTTTATACATTAGTGGTTCTACTTTAGCGAATGGTAATATTAATATTTCAACAGGTGGTATCACAGTTTCAGGTAGTTCAAATTTCCATGATACTTTAACAGTACAAGGTGACTTAATAGTAAATGGTACCGCATCATTTATTAACACTCAAGAATTATTAGTTAAAGATAAATTTACATTATTTAATAGTGGTTCTACATCATTAACTGATACTGGTTTTGTATTCCAATATACATCTAGTGCTGGTAATGCTTCAGGTAGTGCTTTCTATTTAGATTCCGCTAATGGTACTTATGGTAGATTTGCGGTTCAATATGGTGTACCATATGATATAGCTTCTATAACAGCAGACGAATGGGTAGTGACAGCTAAATTATCAACTAGTGACCCATCAACAGCTCCAGTATGGGGTGGCTCAGGTGGAGGTTATGGTAATATATGGGTTAATACTAATACGGATGATGTATTTATATGGGCTTAAAAAATATTATAAAAAAATTAGTTATGGCGTTTATTGCGAAAAATGTTGAAATAAATAACAAAAGAGTAGAGAATCCTTTAGACACTCCTCCAAATTCTTTGGATTTAAATAAAAGTGAAGTTGAAACATTATTATTAATGATTAAGGAAGCTCAATTTAAAGGAGAACATGTACAAAAAGTATATGAGCTTGTTTTAAAACTTCAAAATTACTATTCTCAATTACCCTAATTTACATATTTATTATAAACACACTGTTGGCCCTTTGGGAGTAGGCTTATACACGGCATAAGTGTATGTATCTAACCACAGTGTACAAATTAAATAAGTATGCCAAATTGGAAAAAAGTCATTGTATCTGGCTCGAATGCTAGTCTAACTTCCCTTAACGTTACAAACAATGTAACTGCTCAATCATTTACAGGATCGTTTAGTGGTTCATTATATAATTTACAAAATAGTATTGTAAATCATATTCCATTCTTTAGTTCTTCTCAAATATTGGCTGATAGCGCAATGTTTCAAGTACGTAATGGAGATGGAAGTGATAGTATCGCAATTAATGAAAACGGTGTTGATACAAACGCGCCTGAGGCATTATATGTTTACCAATCAAATACTTCTTCTTATAACGCGATTTCAGGTAAAGGTAATTTAAATAGCTTTTTACAATTAAACATACAAAACTTAAATGCAGGAACTACAGCATCTTCAGATATAGTAGCTACAGCAAATAATGGTGATAATAATAATAACTATGTTGATTTAGGTATTAATGGTGGTAGCTACATTAAAAATCCTACATGGTGGGTTGGTCAAGCAAATGATACTTATTTAGTATCTTCAGGTAATAACCACTATATGGGTAGTGCTTGGGGAGGAAATGTTATTTTATTCACTACAGGAAGTAATGGTAGTGGTTCTTATGATGCTGATGCTAGTGCTAAATTAATATTAAAAGCAAATAATCAGCATATAATGTCTGGTTCTTTGAGTATTAGTGGAAGTATAAATCTTCAAAACAATATTATTGTTACAGGTTCTATTTCAGCTTTAGGAGGAATAACAAGTTCTTTACTTGGTACTGCTTCTTATGCACTTCAATCTTTAAGTTCATCTTATTCATTAGCAGCGACAAGCGCATCGTATGCTTTAAGTAGTTCTTACACGTTAAGTAGTTCTTACGCTTTAAGCGCTTCATATGCGACAACATCATCTTATGTTTTAAATGCTATAAGTTCATCTTACGCTTCAAATTCATTAAGTGCGTCGTATGCTACAACAGCATCTTATATAAAAACAGCGCAAACAGCTAGTTACACGCTAAATGCTCAAACAGCATCATATGTTTTAAATGCTATATCTGCTTCTTATGTACTTAGCGCATCATACTCTACAAACGCTTTATTATTTAATAATACATCATCATCTGTATTCGCAACTACAGGTTCAAATACATTTAATGGCAATCAAACAGTAACTGGAAGTTTATTTACTAGTGGTTCTAATACATTAGTGGGTACTACAACATTATCAGGAAGCATAAATGTAAGTGGATCTCAATTATTTACAGGTATCGCAACTCAAGTAGGAACTTCCTACTTTACAGGTTCATTAAACATTACAGGTTCCACAACACAAACGGGCAATAATACTTTAATTGGTAATACTACATTATCAGGAAGCATTATAATTTCAGGATCAAGTACTCCAGGTAACCCAACAGCATCTGTACAAATATATGGTAATGTAGGCACAGATGGATATATAAGATTTAACCCAGTTAGTACAAATATAGATACATCTATTTCAGCGTCTTATATTTACGTATCAGGTTCAACTCAAGATTTATACTTCTCACAAAATGGTAGTGGCCATACTAACGTGACTCGCTTACGTTGGTTAGAAGGAACATTATATTCAGGCCTTTTAAACGGTGGTTTAATTACATCACAATCATCTACAACTTATCAAGTTAGTTCAGGTAGTGGTATTATAGTTAATTTAAATGGATCATTAACTGATAATCCATACCCTACTATTAAGTACTTAAATTGGAATAATTTATCAGCTAGTATAGCCCCACAAACAGGATCTTACGATCAAACCTTTGTCTCTATTGATGCTACAAATAATATATACGCTCAAGGTACTCCATTTAGTGATGGTCAATATGATACATTAATACCAATTGGTGTTGTATTACATCAAAATAGATCAACTATTAATGGTACTAAAACACAACCTTCAGTAGCTTATGGTTGGAAACAAAGATCAAATGTGTTTGTTCAAGCGTTTGGTCCATTAAAATTATCAGGTTTTACTTTACAAGCAAGTGGTTCTTCTACAGGTAGTTTAGTAGTAGGAAGTGGTACTTCATTTGCTGATGGAGCTAATTACCAAACAGATCCAAATAATCCATCATATGTAACAGATAGTGGTACATCAGTATCAAAAATATTTAAATATAGACAATCAGGTTCATCTTGGGTATATGATACTAATGGTGGAGGTGGTTACGCGAATATTGATCCAACACAATATTCAAATAATGGTGTTTTAACTGCTGTATCAGGTAGTGGTAATAATAAAGGATGGTCAATACAAAGAGTATTTTGGTATCCAAATAGTGTTACAAAGGCGATTGTTGTTTATTACGGTAATAAACAATACGCTACTCAAATAGATGCTACAGCAAATATTCAATTTGAATCATTTGTAGAGGCTCCAAACACCGCTGCAAACGCGATTTATTTAGGGGCTTTAATTGTAAGAAACGATGCTAACTTTACTAACGCAGCATCATACATTATCCAACCAGGTGGACTATTTAGAGCTGTAGGTGGATCAGGTGGTGGTGGATCAACAGTCACAACAACATTATCAGGTTTATCTGATGTAACAATAACTGGACAAACAAATGATCAACCATTAGTTTGGTCTTCAACAGCTAATAAATGGATTAATAGCTCATCTTTAACAGCAAGTTTATCAGGTAATGCTTCAACTGCTACAACAGCATCTTTTGTAACAGGATCTATTTTTACAAATGCTAATAGTGCGGCTAGTGCTTCTTATTCTGTTAGTTCATCTTATGCTTCAACCACAAATAGCGCATCTTATACTTTAAGTAGTAGCTACGCGTTAAGTTCATCTTATGCGTTAAGTTCATCTTACGCTTTAAGTAGTTCATATGCTTTAACTTCAACAAGCGCTTCATACGCGTTAAGCTCATCTTATGCTTTAAGTTCATCTTATGCTGTTAACGCTACTTCAGCTATAACAGCTTCATATGCTACTAATTTTACTGCTTCAAATTTACTTGTAAGTAATACTATTACTGCTCAAACATTAGTAATACAAACAATTACTGCTTCTCAAGAATATAGTAGTGGTTCTAATGTGTTTGGTAATCAATTAACCAACACTCAGCAACTAACAGGTAGTGTGACAATAACTGGTTCTTTATCAGTTAATAACTCTCCAGTAATATTAACTAATCAGACATCTTCAATGTCTGTATCTAGTGCTTCATACGCTACTTCAGGATCATATACTTTATCAGCAACATCAGCATCTTACGCTCTAAGCTCATCTTACGCTTTAAGTGGTTCTTATTCATTAAGTTCATCTTATGCCTTAAGTAGTTCATACGCTTTAAGTAGTTCATACGCTTTAAGTAGTTCATACGCTTTAAGTAGTAGTTACGCCTTAAGTTCATCTTATGCAGTATTATCTGCTACAGCTTCATATGCTAACGCTAGTTCAGCGGTAGGATTTGGAATAGGTAATAGTTCAATTTACTATTCATCTGTGAGTTCATCTATTGTAGGTTCAAATAATTTATTTTCTCTACCAACTGGTTCAAATACAGCTGGATTCTTTAAATATACTGCTTATAGTGGTTCAAATTCAAGATCAGGAGAAGTATTTGCTTCATGGAATGGTGGAACAGCTCAATATACAGATTTTTCAACACCAGATAATGGAACAACAGCAGCAGTGACAATGTCTGCGACTATAATATTATCACAAATACAATTTAACGTACAAACAAATACAAGCAGTTGGACAGTTAAATCACAAGCAACTTTACTATAATGGGAATAACATTAATAAATAACGGAGGACCAGGTGGTCTAAAATTAAATAATACTTCAAATTCAGGTAATTTATCTCTTTTAAAACTTCCTAAATTAGTGTTAAGTCTAGATGCTGGTAACTCATTAAGTTATCCAGGTACTGGTAGTGTATGGACTGATACAGCGGGAGGAAAAGTATTTGATTTAATTAATGGACCAGGTTATGATCCTAGTAATGGAGGTAAGTTTTATTTTTATACACCTAGCAGTCAATATGCTGTTTGTTCTACAAGTTTACCTTCACTTCCAACATTTACAACATCTATTTGGCATAATTGGGATGGTAATAACACAGGAGGATTACCTTGTATATTAACTGAAATTTATGCTGGGGGCGGGATAAACTATTTTGTAGGTAGTGTTCAAGGAGTAGTTGCTCAAGGAGGATATTTTAATGGTAATTTCCAAATTTCACCTCAATTTACTTTAACACCTAACACTTGGTATCAAATTGTTATTACTTGTGATACCAATCAAATAGTTAATGCGTATCTTAATGGTGCGTTAATTAGTTCAACACAAACTAATGGAGGTAAACCATATACAAGTGGTGCAGGAATAAACTTAATGAGAAGATGGGATAATGCTGAGTTCTGGGGAGGTTATTTAGCAACTGTTGATATATATGATGGTGCTCTTAGTTTATCTAAAATATCATCAATATATAATAATACTAAATCAAGATTCGGACTATAAAATAAAATGTTATGTTTCAAGTACAAATGCAATATATTCCAGGTAATGATATAATTTGGGTAGCACAACTAACCCAAGAAGATCCAATATATAATTATAATACTGAGACTGAAGCTCAAACTCAAGCGAATGAACTTCAAGCATCAGATTCTACTGGAAGACAATATAGAGTAATACAAATAATCTAATATTTTAGAATATTTATACCAAACCCCACTTTAGGGAAAGTGAACTAAAGTATAAAATATGGCAAACGAATTTATTGCTCGTAATGGCGTCATTGCGCTTAACAATTCTCAAATAACAGGTTCTTTATCTGTGACCGGTGGTATAACTGGCTCGTTTCAAGGAACCTCATCAAACGCTTTAAGTAGTTCTTACGCGTTAAGTTCATCTTACGCTTTAAGTTCATCTTACGCTTTAAACTCTACTTCAGCATCATACGCTTTAAGTAGTTCTTATGCATTAAGTGGTTCATACGCTTTAAGTAGTTCTTACGCGTTAAGTTCATCTTACGCATTAAGTA